TTACCCTAACTAAATCAATCACTTGAGGTAGTATGAGTAATAAACAATTAAAAAATAATCCTAAAGGGGCAGGCAGACCGCTTGGAAGCCCTAATAAATCCACCGCATTGGCTAGAGAAGCCATAGCTCGTTTTGTTGATGGGAATAGTCATAAGCTCCAAGAGTGGCTAGAAGCGATTGCTGATGACCCTAAATACGGGCCTAAACACGCATTTGATTGCTTTATGCAAGTCGCTGAATACCATGTACCTAAACTGGCTAGAACAGAACACACAGGTAGCGAAGAAAAACCCATTCGATATGTGGTTTCATGGAAGAAGTAGCCGACTTTACTGATGTCAACATAGAACTGTATAAGCCTAGAGATGTATTCCTAGACTTCCATGACCGCCAACAACGATGGGCTGTGATTATTGCCCACCGAAGGGCAGGCAAGACAGTAAGCTGTATTAACGATGCCTTGTGGAGAGCAATAACTGAAGGCAAGGAGAACGCTAGATATGCCTATATTGCCCCATATTACGCACAGGCTAAGTCTATTGCTTTTGATTACCTTATGCAGTTTAGTGAGTCTGCAAGGGTTAGGCACAATATCTCTGAACTGTGGGTGGAGTTGTTTAACGGGGCTAGAATTCGTCTGTTTGGTGCAGATAATCCTGACGCACTTAGGGGTATGTACCTTGATGGGGTTGTATTAGACGAATACGCTGACATGAAGCCTAAGATATGGGGTGAGGTTATTCGACCCCTATTGGCTGATAGGCGAGGTTGGGCTACCTTTATTGGTACTCCAAAGGGGCACAATACCTTTTATGACATTTACCAGTACGCCACACTTAATCCTGACGAATGGTACTGCAAAGTCTTACGAGCAAGCCAAACCAACCTGATAGAACAGACTGAGCTAGACGATGCCCTAAAGTCTATGTCGATTGACCAGTACCAACAGGAGTTTGAATGTAGCTTTGAAGCTGCCATACTGGGGGCTATCTATGGCACAGAGATGCGACTATTGACTGATGCCGACAGAATCACCAAAGTTGAGTGCGATACCCTATTCCCTGTCCATACAGCATGGGACTTAGGCTATAACGATGCTACGGCTATTTGGTGGTATCAGGTCGTACATGGAGAGATACGGGTACTGGATTACCACGAAGCACATGGACAACCGATTGTCTATTACGCTAACCAAATTAAAGAACGACCATACGAATACGGCACACATTGGCTACCTCACGATGCACGAGCTAAAACTCTAGCAAGCGGTGGAAAGAGCATAATCGAACAATTAATTGATAAATTACCCCAAAAAAGTGGAAATTTGTTTAAAATAGTACCTAATCTTGGACTTCAGGATGGAATACAAGCTACACGAATGGCATTAGCTAGGACTTGGTTTGATGCCATGAAGTGTCAAGAAGGCATTGAATGTTTGCGACAGTACCAAAGGGAATACGATGAAGATAAGAAAGTATTTCGAGATAAGCCTAGACATGATTGGACAAGTCATGGAGCGGATGCTTTTAGGATGCTTTCTGTGGCTTGGCAAGACGAAGCAGAAATTGCAAGACAAAACGCACCGATTCGTGGCATTACTGTTGGACAGAATGAAGTGACACTAGAAGAAATGTGGAAATCCACCCCTCAAACCCAATATAGGAGAATTTAAAATGCCTGATGTATCAGCCGCTTATGGCTTTCCGTATGAACATGTAGCAAACTCAGTAACAGCACAAGTATTAGGAACAACAGGAGCTAAAGGCGATTATTTGCACCGCTTAATTGTGACTGTAAATGCCACCGCTACTAGTGCAGTTAGCCTTATTGATGGTGCTTTTAGCCACGCTATTGTGAGAGCAAACACCCCAATCGGTGTATACCCTATTGAAATTAACGCTAAATCAGCTACTAGTGGTTGGAGTGTAACTACTGCCGCAGGGGTAGAAGTATTAGCAATGGGTAACTTTACTTAGGATTTAATATGCAAGATACTCTGAACAAGACCTACGAGGATTGGTATAACACCATTGCTCAGTACGACAAGTCATTTAGGGAATGGGAAGCTAGAGTCCCCCGAATCATTAAGCGTTATCGTGATGACAGCCGTACCCGTAATAACCCTAATGCTCGCTTTAATATCCTTTGGTCAAATGTTCAGGTTATCAAGCCTGCCATCTTTGCTAGACTCCCCCGCCCAGATGTAAGCCGTAGATTTAGAGATAACGACCCTATTGGTCGTGTCGCTTCTATGATGCTAGAACGGGCTTTGGAGTACGAGGTTGAGCATTACCATGACTACAAATCCGCTATGGATAACGCAGTTCTTGACCGCTTATTAGGTGGTAGAGGAACGGCATGGGTACGCTATGAACCACATATTGTTGCAGAGCAAAATAACATCAACGAAGGTATTGCAGGTCAAATGCCCGAAGATGGGCTACAAATTACAGAGGATGCCGATGAAGCAGAAACGGAAAACGCTGAACTGGTGGAGTCGCAAGAACGCATTGAATATGAGTGTGCCCCTGTTGATTATGTCCATTGGCGTGATTTTGGCCATACTGTTGGCAGGACTTGGGAAGAAGTAACAGCCGTATGGCGTAAAGTCTATATGAGCCGACAAGCTCTGATTGACCGCTTTGGCGAAGAAGTTGGTGGGAAAATCCCCCTCGATACCAAGCCTGATAGCGATAAATGGGCTACCAAACAGATGACTGCCGAGCATTTCCAAGCCTGTATCTATGAGATTTGGGACAAAGAACAAGGCAAAGTCTTTTGGATTAGTAAGTCTATGGGTGAAATCCTCGATGAAAAGGATGACCCACTACAGTTAGAGGGATTCTTCCCATGCCCTAAACCAATGTACGCTACATTGACTACAGACAGCTTAGAGCCGATTCCTGACTTTGTTCTGTACCAAGACCAAGCCAAGCAGTTAGACACGCTTGCAGACCGCATAGATGGCTTTATTAACGCCTTAAAAGTACGAGGTGTCTATGACGCTTCTGAACCTAGCCTTGCCCGATTATTCTCTGAAGGTGAGAACAATACCCTGATACCTGTTAAGAATTGGGCTGCTTTTGCTGAGAAACAAGGCATGAAAGGGGCTATTGACCTAGTTGATATAACCCCAATCGCCCAAGCCTTGACCATGTGCTATCAAGCAATGGAGCAAGTTAAGAGTCAGATTTACGAGATTATGGGTATTGCCGACATTCAGCGTGGGCAGACCGACCCCAATGAAACACTAGGGGCACAGATAATTAAGTCGAATAACGCAGCAGGCAGACTTAAAACTATGCAACACGCAGTCGTGGACTTTGCTACGGAACTTCTAAGCATCAAGGCTCAGATTATCTGCAAGCATTTCACAGATGACACCATCGTGAAAATTAGTGGTGCAATGCAACTAAGCCCACAAGACCAACAATTAGTACCGCAAGCCTTACAGTTATTAAAAGACGAACCCGCTAAGAACTTCCGTATTGAAGTCACTAGCGATTCAATGATTTACCAAGACGAGCAACAAGAAAAAGCCGACAGGATTGAGTTCTTAGGTGCATTAAGCCAGTTTATGAACCAAGCTCTGCCAGTTGCTACCCAAGCCCCCGAACTGACCCCATTACTGATGGAGATGTTAAAGTTTGGAGTCACAGCATTTAAAGCTGGTAAGGGCATGGAAGGGCTAATTGATGAAACTGCCGACCAATTTAGAAATAAGGCTAAAGCGATGGAAGGGCAACCTAAACCACCACCTATTGAGATTCAGAAGCTCCAAATGCAATCGCAGATGGAACAACAGAAAATGGCGGCTCAAACTCAGGCGAAACAAGCCGAGGCTCAAATTACTGCACAACTTGAACAACAGAAGATGGTTGCTCAGATTGAATTGGAAAAGGCTAAACAGGAATACCAAGCCCAAGAGAATCAGCTTAAGTTCCAACTTGAAGAACAGCGTAATGCTCAAGACCGAGAGATGGAGATGAAGTTAGCTCAAATGAAGATGATGACTGAGCGTAATACCCAACTCCTCTTGGCTTACATTAATAACGGGGCTAAGATTGAAACGGCTCGTATCTCTGCTGGTGTCGATTCAGGCAAAGGAATCCCCGAAATGTATGACATGGATGAGGATATGCTTAAGGTTCAAGAACACCCATTAGCCCCCATAGCCAATGCAATCGCCCAAGGTAATCAAGAAATGACTGCTACTCTTGGTGCTTTAATAGACAAACTAAGCCAACCCAAACAAGTGGTTAGAGGTCAAGACGGCAAAATAATCGGGGTACAGTAATGGCTATAACAGTCAAACACAGTAAAGTCAGCACAATCCCTGACACAGATGACACAAGTTTAGTAAGACCCTCGGATTGGAACGCTGACCATACCTTAACAGGCACTATTGATATTGCTAATGGTGGAACTGGGGCTACTACAGCTGCTAGTGCAATTAATAACCTATTGCCTACCCAATCAGGACAATCGGGTAAATATTTAGGCACGGATGGAACCGACCCTCAATGGCTAACTGTGCCTACGGGTGGCGGTGGTTCTTCAGTTTCGTATTATTTAAATGGTGGCACGAATCAAGGCATATTTGGTGGCAATACTTACTATCAAATGAGCAAAACAGCCGTAACAGGTACAGGCGTTAACTTTACGATAGCTACAAACGGATACATTGCTCAGTTTTTAACGGATGCCAATGACCCTGCTTTACTTAATATTCCTGCTGGTAATTGGAACTTTGAGATGTTTTTTTCTTCATCCTCAGCGGGTGGAACGCCAAGTTTTTATGTAGAACTGTATAAATACAACGGCACAACATTTACGCTAATTTCTAGCGGTTCTACAAGCCCCGAATTGATTACGGGTGGCACGATTAAAGATTTATACACAACTGCATTAGCTGTACCTGCCACAAGTTTATCTTTAACAGACCGATTAGCGGTGCGTGTGTATGTTAATAATAGCGGTAGAACCATCACTTTATATACCCAAGACGCTAACCTTTGCCAAGTCATTACAACATTTTCTACGGGAATTACCGCATTAAATGGTTTGACTGCCCAAGTTCAGACTTTTGCAACAGGCACAACAGGCTCAGACTTTAATATTTCAAGTGCGACATCAACCCATACTTTTAATATTCCGTCATCATCGGCTAGTAATCGAGGGCTTTTAACATCGGCTGATTGGACTACATTTAACAGTAAAGCTAACGCTTTTACTTACACGACCAATTACATTCCGTATGGCCAAGGCACAACAACGCCAACACAATCTGCCAACCTAACCTTTAATGGTACAACCTTAATAGCCAACGACATTACCGATTCATCTTTAACATCAGGGCGAGTCACTTACGCTGGCACAGGCGGTAATTTAAGAGATGCGTCTAACTTCACCTACGATGGCACAAACCTAGTTGCTGGTGCTATTCAGAATACCCCGATTGGTGCTACTACTTCAGCCACAGGTAAATTTACGATTTTAGAATCAACTGGTACAGGGTCATTTGGTACTACTTCCGCACAATATATACAAGCGGTTGGCAATGCCACAGAGCCACAAATTTTAGCGGCTGGTTCAGGCACAAACATTCCTCTTGTTCTTCAGCCAAAAGGAACAGGAGCAATCCAAGCACAAGCTACTACATCTACTACTGCTGGTGGTAATGCTAGGGGTTCATACGCAGTAGATTGGTCAACTGCTAGAGCGGCTGCTTCAAATGTGGCTAGTGGTGCATATTCTATTTTAGCTGGCGGTTATGGAAATACTGCTGGTGGTTCTTATTCTGCTATTGGTGGTGGTTTAAGCAATTCAACTAGCGGATTAGGCTCTTTTGTTGGTGGCGGAAATCAAAATTCAACAAGCGGAACTTATACAGCAGTTGCTGGTGGAAATCTTAACTCGGCATTAGGATATTTTAACTTTATTGGTGGTGGTTTTACTAATAGTGGAACTGCTAGTGCCGCAGTAACTACGCAGTCTGCCACTATGAACGGCACAACAGCTGTAACCTTATCAGGCTCAAACGCTAACATTAAAGTTGGTCAATACATTACTGGCACGAGTATTGCAAATAATACTTATGTAGCCGCCATATCAGGAACAAGCCTTACCCTTTCCCAAGCCGCATCAGGTTCATCTACTTCAACTCTATCATTCTTTACCCCTCATGGAGTAGTAGTAGGCGGTGGTAATAACCAAGCTACAGGTTCATATTCATTTATCGGTGGTGGTGGTGATGCTGGTACTGCGGCTAATAGGAATGTGGCATCAGGAGCATGGTCTACTGTGGCTGGTGGTGCTAAAAATACAGCATCAGGCATAGCTTCTTTTGTTGGTGGTGGCGGAACCGATGGTGCGGGAAATTATTTTGCAAATACTGCAAGTGGTGCAGTGTCTGTTATTAGCGGTGGCTGGAATAGTACTGCTAGTGGTGCGTTTTCTGTTGTTGCAGGTGGTCAAAGCAATATCTCAAGTAACTCATTAAGTACTATTGGTGGCGGAACTAATAATACTGCTGATGCTTTTGGTTCTACAGTTGTTGGTGGAACTTATGGAACAACAAGAGCAATAGTTGCAAATATTGTTTTTCCTGCTTGTAATCAAGCTATAGCTAGTGCTAATGGTGTATCTCAAGCCGCCTTACTTGTTTTAGCAGTACAAACCACCGATGCTACAGCTACTGCATTACGCTCAAATACATCAGCCGCAGGAACAACAAACCAAGTAATCCTACCAAACAATTCAGCCTACTTCTTTAGAGGTGAAGTAGTATCAGGAGTTACTGGCGGTGGTAACACTAAAGGTTGGACTATTGAAGGGGTTATCAAGCGTGGTGCTAATGCGGCATCTACGGCTTTAGTTGGAACTCCACAAGTAGTTTCATCTTTTGCTGATGTAGGTGCGGCAACATGGACTATTGCTGTAACAGCAGACACTACCAATGGTGGACTACGAATCACATTTACTGGACAGGCTAGTACAACTATACGAACAGTCTGTAAAGTCGAAACAACCGAAATGACATACTAAGGAGAAATCATGGCATTAAAGCTCGCAGTTCAGACCCAATTTGGCGTACCAGCCCCACAAGCCTACGCTAGAATCACTAACTTCTTTGGCACTAAAGACCAAATCCAAGTCCAAGTGGCTATACATTATGACGAGTCAGCAAGACATGGAAACATGGCTACAGTCAAAGAAAACGCACACTACATTAACATGGAAGATTTAAAGGGTGACCTAATCCCAGCCATTTATGAGGTTCTAAAGACCTATAGCGACTACGAAGGCGCTGAGGACTGCTAGTGTTTCAGACTGCTTTTCAGGTCTTAGCGTTTCAAATCAATGCGTTTCAGATAGGGCAAATACCCCCAAGTCCTTATACTGACACGCATGATGGATTCACGCCCGAAGAAATAAGACGGGCTAAGAATTTAGATAGAAAGATAAGGGAAAAAGAGCTTGCATTATTAAAAGCCCAACGAGCAGACCGAGAAGCACGCAAAGCACGAATTAGAGGTTTAGTTGACCCACCAAAAGTTGTTGCAAAAGCAAAACAAAATAAACTACAATCTATTCAAGAGGTTAAGGCTGGTATACCGCCAGTTGATACTACAGAACTAGAGCAGTCTATCGCCTACCTTGAGAACCAACGAAGCAAGTTGTTAAGGGCGGTAGAGTTAAGACGAGAACAAGGCCAAATAAGGGCTAGGCTCGCAATAATTGAAGCCCAAAAGCAAGCAGAGTTGGATGATGAAGAATCCATATTAATGCTTATATAGAGGTCAAATGATTTGCCCAAATTGCGGTTGGTCTGACACAAAACACATAGAAGTAAAGTCCGATAAGGAAAAATACCTAGACTTTTGGGGATATACGCTAGGCTCGCCCGAAGCCGAAGAAGCGTGGAAACAAAAACAAGAAATGACCGCCAAAGAAGCTCCAATGGTCATGTCTGATATTGAAGGTTATGTATCTCAGGTTGATGGTTCTTGGATAAGTAGCCGTAGCCACCACAGAAGCCACCTAAAACAGCACAAAATGATTGAATTAGGCAACGATGTACCTAAGCAACATAAGCCTGTTGAAATTGACCGCAAGACCCAAGAAGCCCGTAAACGCAAGATTGCCGAGCTTGCTTACGCTAAATTAAACTATCGTTAAGGAGCAATCATGGCAGACCGCAGAGAGATGTTGGAAGCAGCGTTAAATGATGTAGATGAGGGTAAACCCTTAGATGAGGTAGAACATGAGGAAGTGCAAGAGGAAGTATCTCAAGACGAACCTGCTCGCAATGAGAAGGGACAGTTTGTCGCTGAAGAAGAAACGCCAACAGAGGAAGAAAGCATTGAGGCTGTTGCAGAAGATGCGGCTGAACCCGAACAACCCGAAGAACAGCCTGAGGTTGGCGATATACCAAAGCCTACGACTTGGAAGAAAGACCTTTTACCTCTTTGGGATAAGATAGCCAAAGGCGAAACATTAACGAAAGAAGAAAGTAAAAAACATCTTGAATACCTTAACCAACGAGAAAACGAGTTTAAAAAGGGCGTTAGCGTATATAAAGCGGAAGCGGAACGAGCAAAGGCTCTTGAGGAAGCAATTAACCCGTTTGTCCCCGAACTCCAAGCACAAGGAATCCACCCTGCCGCATGGATAAATAACTTGGGTCGTGCCCACATGGTATTGACCAAAGCACCCTATGAACAAAAAGTACAGATGTTTCATAGACTTGCACAAGATTATGGAGTAAACTTAAATCAAAGTACTGAACCGCAACAACCAGTTGACGCATATACTCAACAGTTAATGCAACAACTTTATCAAGTTAATCAAGAGGTTAGCTCGATAAAAGGGCGGTTTGAAATGGAAGAACAACAACGCTTAAACAATGAAATCGAGCGTGTAAGAAGTGACAAAGAGCGGTTTCCGCACTTTGATATGGTGAGGGAAGAAATGGCTCAACTACTTGAGCTAGGTAAGGCCCAAAACCTTGAAACGGCTTATGCCAAAGCTGTTAGGCTGAATGATGAAGTTTGGGCAGTTGAACAAGAAAGACTCTTGTCCTCTGCAAAAAAACAAGCATCTCAAGCCCAGCAAGTAGCACGAGCTAAAGCAACGGCTATTAGCCCAAAATCCGTTACTCCTAACGGAACACAAGCGAAAGTCGAAGCAAAGGACAGGCGTTCTTTACTATTGGCTGGATTAGCCGAAGTAGAGAGCGGAAGGCTTTAACTAACTTAAAAAGGAAATATCATGGCATTTGCTAACTCAGCAATCACCGATATTATCGCTACTACCATTCAAAGTCGTAGCGGTGAATTGGCTGATAACTTAACGCAGAACAATGCGATTCTGCAAAGACTTAACTCTAAGGGTAATGTACGCCCATTTTCAGGCGGTAATGTCATTTTGGAAGAAATTTTTTATGACGATACCACCACTAACAACGCTAACTCGTATAGCGGATATGAAGTATTGAACATTTCTCCTGATAGCCCAATCTCGGCTGCTCAGTACAAGATTGCTCAGTACGCTGCATCTGTAACTATGAGTGGTTTGGAAATGCTCCAAAACTCAAGCAAAGAAGCAATCATTGACCTAATTGATGGTCGTATGCAAGTTTCTGAAGCTCGCCTTTTGAACCGCATTTCAGGCGATTTGTATGGTGACGGAACAGGTAATGGCGGTAAGAACATTGATGGTTTAGCTGCGGCTGTTGCTGTATCCCCATCTACAGGTACTTATGGCGGTATTAATCGTGCCAACTTTACCTTTTGGCGTAACCAAATTACCACAGGTGCAACATCTAGCACAATGCTCGCAAAGATGACCGAAGCCGCTATCAAGCAGATTCGTGGTACAGACAAGGCTGACTTGTACATTGCTGGTAACAATATGTATCAGTATTTCGTAGGTGCTTTGCAAGCTATTCAGCGTATTACAACCGAAGAAAGTGGTGCAGCAGGTTTCGCATCCCTTAAGTTCTATGGTGGAGGTACATCTGCTGATGTGGTACTTGGTGGTGGTATTGGAGCACAAGAAAACACAAACTATATGTATCTCTTGAACACCAATTACATCTTCTTCCGCCCACACAAAGAGCGTAATTTCGTACCTATCGGTGGTGAGCGTCAAGCCATTAACCAAGATGCGATTGTTAAGCTGTATGGTTTTGCGGGCAATATGACCACAAGCAACGCACAGTTGCAAGGTCTTTTGACAACCTAATTAACCTAAAAAGGAAAATATCATGGCTTATTCAGTTCTCCCAATCGCAGGTTGCGATTTAACTAATTTGACCCCTGTAAGTTTTAGCTACACCAATGGGTCAACAGCAGTTAATATTCCTAACTTTGCACCACTTGGTACGCAAACTTTCGGTAGCGATGGTCTGCGTTATGTATTTGCAAAAGCAAACGGCTCAATAGCAGCTTCTACTGCTACTTGTACTGTCAATGCGTCAACTTTTCTAGCAACTGATACAGGTGGAACTTATACATCCCCTGCAACAGCAATGGTTGCTGGTGATTTTGGCTGGTTTAGCAAGGCTAGTGTTTAATACACTTTTGTAGTAAAAACAAAGGGTTACTCTTAACGGGGTAGCCCTTTTTTTCTTTTAACCCTAACCACTTAGGAGCATTACATGGCAATAGATAGCGATAACCAAGACGCAGATTCACGCTTGGCAGTTAAGTTTTACAAGCGAGCCGTTCAACTTGAACATGAATCTAATGAAGCTGGCAGACCTATATTCAAAGACTTTGACTTTGTACGCATTATGGTTGCTGGAGATAACCTAACTGAAATTGACACCTATGCACGAGAAAGCCACAAACAACGCTTTCCAAAACAATGGCTTCAATATCAGGCAAGCCAAGACTCTAGTAGCGATATGATGGGTACACCTTTAGAACAATGGACTTTAATCAGTCAATCTCAAGCCCAAGAGTTAAAAGGCATTAAGTTTTATACAGTCGAATCTATTGCTAATGCTTCAGACTACCAATTACAGCGTATTGGAATGATTGCGGGTATGCAACCACATACATTTAGAGAAAAGGCTAAAAGTTATTTAAACCTTGCTACTGAAACCGCAGAAGCAAGTAAACGGGATGAAGAAATTAACCAACTAAAGCAAGAACTTGCCCAAAAAGAGCAAGAAACTGCTAAAATCAAGGCTGAAACTGATGCGAAGCTGGCTCAGATGCAAGAGCAAATGGCAGCGATACTTGCGGCAGTTGGTGAAAAGAAACCCCGCAAAAAGAAAGCGGAATCCGTAGAGGAAGCCTAAACTATGTCATCAACGATGCTCCAACTTGTGCAACAGACTACTAGCGAGTTAAACCTTGCTATTCCTACCTATGTTGCGGGTAATACCAATCAAGATGTACAACAGGTTTTAGCCCTAATGAATCGTCAAGGCTATGATTTGGTTAAGGAATACGATTGGCAAGGATTACAGTTGGAGTATCGTTTTTACACCGATGCACAGACTTTTGTAGGTTCTACAGTTAGCGACCAAAGCTATAACATTATTGTTACTGGTAACGCTACCGCCTTAAACAGCAATTACACCATTACAGGTACAGGCATTAACCAAGATACCTATGTATCGTCTGTAACCTTTAACGGCACGACCTCAACTATTGTGATGAGCCAGTTAGCTAGTGGCACATACACAGGCGTGACTTTTACCTTTTCACAGACCAAATATCCACTACCAAATGACTTTGAAACCATTACGGACAATACCCATTGGGATAAGACAAAGCATTGGC